TGAACCTGTCCAACGCGGGCCGGGGCATCAACCGGAAGGTCCCACACCTGTCCAACGCGGGCCGGGGCATCAACCGGAAGGTCCCACACCTGTCCAACGCGGGCCGGGGCATCAACCGGCAGGTCCCACACCTGTCCAACGCGGGCCAGGGCATCAACCGGCAGGTCCCACACCTGTCCAACGCGGGCCAGGGCATCACAGACTGGATGCTCGCCCTCGCCCACCGCCTACGCCACACACGGGTCGCATGCGGGGACTGGCAGCGCGCCATCACCGAATCCGTCACCACCCGCCACGGCCTCACCAGCATCCTCCTAGACCCCCCATACGGCGGCGACCTGACTGAGGTCTACGCCCACGACGACACCAGCGGCGACACGGCCCGAGCCGTCCGCGACTGGGCACAAGCCAACGGCGACAACCCGCTCCTACGCATCGCGTTCTGCTCCTACACCGGGACCGGCCACGAAGCCCTAGAAGACTCCAGGTGGACTCGCCAGGACTGGACCACCGCGGGCGGGTACGGCGGAGGCCGCGCCGGTCAAGGAGACCTCAACCGGCACCGCGAAGCGATCTGGTTCTCACCATCATGCCTCGGCGTGTACGACGTCGGGCTATTCGGGGAGGGCGCATGACTACCTCGCGTAGCGGCGCAGTGACCGCACGATCGCAGCACTCAACGGCTCGCCCCGTTCCCTCGCTTTGGCTTGCGACGCACGCCATACATCCTCAGGCACGCGCACTGTCCTCACTGGCGTCTTGGGTTGGTTCGGCATCACTCGACCGGGGTCAGGTCGTCAAGGTTCATGCGGCGCGCGAACCCGTTGGGCCGGGTGACCCGGCAGTCAGTGTCAGTGAAGTCGTCGCACATCACTGTGACCCCGATGGGCAGGATCACGCGCGAACCGCTGAGGGTGCCGTCCTCGCGGTAGAACGCTTTGCGGGTGCTGGTCGTGGCCTGTGTCGTGTTCATGTCTCCAGTATGCAGGGTGTATATACACCAGTCAAGCCCATTCACCCAACAACCGGCGGCCGGCTATGAGCGAGGACCAGGCGTACGCCCATGCGCGCAGCCTCGACGAGCTCGACTTCGACCACGCCACCGGGGAAGTGCTGGACCCGTGAGTATCGACGGCCGCGGCGACTGGCCACCAGGAACCCAAAAGCCTTACACCACACCCGTTTTGAGCACGAAACCGGGTAGAATTGGGGACGCCCCCGAAAGGTGTTTCCGCACCAATCGAGGGCTAACGCCAGACCCATTCGATCTCACCGAACGGAAGTGACGCTGATGGCAACCGTAGCCATGGCCCCAGACCTACCGCAGCCGAAGTCCTCCATTGTCATCGAAGTCACGATCAGTTTCGACGGCATGACATGGGCTGACCTTCGCCGGTTCGTGGCGCTCGCAGACCGCAACCAGGTCAGTGACTGTGATGAGGTGGCTCTTCACTTCATTCCTGACGTCAATGACTTCGAGCCGACCGGCCTCACATTCCGTGTGCTCGACAGTGATCTCTGATGGCCAACGCCTACGCCAGGGTGGCGCGGACCATCTGGGGAGACGACGACTTCCGCGCCCTTCCAAGAGACTCCCAATGGCTGTATTTCCATCTACTCACGAGCCCGTCACTGAACTATGCCGGCGTCACGGATTGGCGTCCGGCCAGGATCGCAGCGCTCGCCCGTGATCTGACACCGGCATCTGTCGAGGCGGCCTCAGTTGATCTGGAAGGTGCGTTGTTCATTGTCGTGGACCGCGACAGCGAAGAGGTCCTGATCCGCACGTTCATCCGCCACGACGGTCTGATGGGCTCGCCCAATATGGCTATTGCAATGGCGAAGGCTCATGCCGGCATCGCGTCCATGGTGCTCCGTGGGGTCATCGTCCATGAGCTGAAACGCCTCAGTCGGGACGATCCTGACCTTCGTGGATGGGCTCGTCCCGAAGTGAAACTGATCCTGCGAAGGGTTCCGATAACCCCAGCCGAGGCCTTCGGTCAACTCCCCCGGTTTGATTTCGTAAACCCTTCGCCGAACCCTTCCGTAAACCCTTCGCCGAAGGGATCGGCCACTCCTGCTCCTACTCCTACTCCCTCTCCTTCTCCGCATCATCGTGGTTCAGATTCGTACTTAAGTAACCAGCGCGACGCGGCGAACTCGATCCGCGACGGCTCCCAGCGGCGCAGGTCGGCGAACGGATGATGCCAAACGGCCTGAGTCGATCCCAAGGCGAAGCGCTCACCGCGCTCCTGCACCAACTCCGACGCGACTGGGGACTGCCCGGCATCGCCGCAACCCTACGCAAAACCGCCACCCTCGGCACCGCCGCAGACATCACCGTCGCCGCCGTCCGCTGCGCAGCGAACCCACAAATGCGCACCCCAGCCCTGATCGCCGAGCCCGGGCCGCACTGGCAAGGCACCGACACCGGCCAACGAATGGCGCCGATCATGTGCGTCGACCACCCCCAAAACCCGGCCCGGAACTGCCTCGAATGCGTCGCACAATCCGTCCCGCCACCACCCGGTTTCGTCGTTCCGAAGCGCGACAAGCACGTCCACGACTTCATCCCTGAGGAGGAGTTGTGACCGTCACCAAGGCCGAGTTCACCGCGATGTCCTGGCATCAGCGGCAACGACTCAACGCCCACCTCCGCGCAGAAACAGCCCGCCTGACCGCCGAACTGAAACGGCTCAACACCCCACGCGCCAAAGTGCTCTTCGACGTCGAGCGGACCCTCACCGAAGCCCGGCGGATGCTCGCCGCGCTACCAGCCGACCCAAACGCTGCCGCGCACCGCGTCGAACTCGACCGCGAACTCGCCAACCGCACAACACCTGGGTCACCCGCCACCACGACACCTGCCCCGACCCCTGGCCACCACCGAAAGGACCCCGCATGAGGATCTTGGCGATCGACCCCGGCTGCACCGAATCCGGGTACGCCCTCATCGACGCCGAGACCAGGCAGCCTTTACGGATCGGGAAGATCACCAACGCCGACCTTCGGGAATTACTCATCCACGACACCCGCTTCAGCGCCGACTTAGTCGCTATCGAGATGGTCGCGTCCTACGGAATGGCCGTCGGGAAAGAAGTGTTTGAGACGTGCGTTTGGGTCGGCCGTTTCCTGGAATGTTCTCTCGACCTGTTCGCCGACGTTGATCTCGTCTACCGCAAAGACATCAAGCTCCACCACTGCGGGACATCGAAGGCCAAGGACTCGAACATCACCCAGGCGCTCATCGACCGGTTCGCCTCTGGCCAGCCCAATCGCGGCAAAGGCACCAAGGGTGAGCCGGGCTGGTTTTTTGGCTTCAAGGCCGACATCTGGCAGGCGTTTGCGTTGGCGGTCTATGCGGCTGACACGGCGGACGTTCCCGCGCCGGCCACGAGCGAGGCAAGCGCATGAGCGACCCCACGACCGAGGACGTCGCGAACCTCATGAGACGCCAACTCACGGTCCTCGCCGAGAGGGACGCCGCGCTGACCACCATCGTGCAGCTCCGCGCCGAGATCGAACGGCTCCACGCCGAGCTGCGCAACCTTCGCACCGAGATTCCGGTCGGGGTTGCAGCTGTGGCCGCCATCGAACGTGTCCGGGCACTGCACCGACCTCGCTGGACTCCACTCACGGGCGACGCGTGTGCCGCCGACATGCAGCACGACTGGCCCTGCCCCACCGTCCGCGCCCTCGACGCTTCAACAGAACCAGCCCCCGAGTTGGAGCGTGGCCCCGACGCTCCAACTGGTGTTGCCCCGCCCGACGGATGGGGCGAGGGATTGGGCGCACCCCAGGTCATCGCGCACGATTACCCAGCGAAGTCCGCTGGGGGAGAAGCGCTGTGATGGCCCTAGAAGCCCCGAGAACGGCCCATGGAGCCACGAACGGCCTCACAAGGTACTCGCGCCGAGCGGCTCTTACGTGGGATGATAGAGGCGCAGCCTTGAAGCGGTGGAACGCTCCAAGGCTGCTGACCCACTCATCTGACTTCACCAGAGAGGGGCTACTCATGGAGAGTACCCAGAACCAGCAGGCTCCGTGCATCACATGGCAAGGTGCCGCCAGGCGATACCAGAACCGTGCCGCCGACGAACTCGCCAAAGTCGGCAGAGAACCCGCACCATGGGCGTGGATCACCACCACATGCGGCGATGACCAGTGCATAGAGCCCGACCATCTGCGCGTCTACGCGCCCATGCATCTCGCCTACCCGTACGGCGTGTGCATCTACTGCGGCCGCCACGCAGGAACCCGCGACCACCTCTTGCCGCGTCCCTGGACAGGTGACGCTAAGCGGCATTTCGTCGCCACCGTTCCGGCCTGCGGAACGTGCAATAGCGTCCTGAGCGACACCCTCACATGGTCAGTCACAGAGCGTCGCGCCATCTGCCACGCACGCCTACGAAAGCACTTCCGCAAGACCCTGGCATCACTGGAGCGCACGACGGCTGAACTCGCCGAGTTCGGTCCCATGCTGCGCGAGTACCTCATTGACTCGATGGTCAAGAAACGTGAGGTCGAGAGGATGCTCCGCTTCCCAGAGGACCCGTTCTACGACCTTCGGGCACTAGAGAAGTCCGGTCTAGAGAATCCCTACGCGACCGGGCTTCTCATCGCAGAAGACGCGGAACTTGACGAGATCGTGAGGACAAGGGCATGAGCCCACCCGGACACCACAGCCCCTCTCAGAACGCGGAAACGCCGTGAGGCGCGTAGCCGCCACCATCGCGGCGTTCCTGCTCGCCACGGCCTTCGTCCTGGCGCTCATCGCAGTCTGGGCAACCGGCGAAGACGCCTCCCGGTGGGCGGGAACCGCAGGCATCTGTGTCATCACCGCCATCGTTCTGCTCGGCGCTGCGAGCTTCCCGTGATCGCACCCAAGCCCCTCAGCCGCCCCCACTACCTCCTCGCACTCCTGGCCCTGCACCTGCTGGAGCGCCTCCTCGCCGCGCTCGCCCGCCTCACCGACCGGATGGCGCCCACCGAGGAAGCCTGGGACGGAAACGGAGACCGAGAACCATGAGGGGCATCGGCCTGCACTACCCCCGCACACCCTGCCAACTGTGCGACACCAACACCGACCCCGAAGCATGCCCAGGCGAGTGCAACCGTGCCTGGATCAGCGCCGAAAAGGTCGCGTTCGACGAGGCGAAGAGCCGCCGGCCGCGCCTCGAACTCATCAACCACGGCATACCCATGACCCCAGCCGAACCCGTCTGGTGCCGGCCCTGCCAAGAACACATCGCCGAAGTCATCGCTGGGCTCCCCGACCAGTGCCGGGACCTGACACCCGGCCCACTGAACACCGGCAGAGACACCAACACCGGCACCCACCAAGTCAGCGTCATCCCACCCACACCAAGCCCAGCATGGGACCAAGCCGACGAAATCATCCGCTGGGCCGTCAACACCGAAGACCAGCTCCGAGCCCACATCGGCGACTTCGGGCGCGGCCCCAGGCCGTGGCGTGACCTCGGGTCCGCGGTGTCCTACCTGACCCTGCACGCCACGCCGCTCCTGTCCTGCCCCGACGCCGTCACGATCGGCTTCGACGCGACCCGGTTGTCGAGGCACCTGACTCAGGTCACCGGCCAGGACCGGCTCATCCACCGCCTCCCCGGGGCGTGCCTGATCTGCAAACAGAGCACCCTGCAACGCAAAGACGGCGACGACCTGGTGCGATGCCGGTCCTGCGGCGGAACCTGGGCGTGGGAATACTACGAATTCATGGCCAAGGCGATGGTGTACGGCGAGTCCATTAGGTGCGAGGACGCCGCACGGCGCCTGGCCGCAGCGATACGAAAGTGACACGCCTCACACTGACCCTCTACCTAAGGTTGACACGATTCCGCTATGCTCACCGCAGCAGAACCATCACCAAGGTCTGGATCGAGCGCCGCTCTCCAGACCTTCACTCATCCCCGCGGGAGGTCCAGTGCCCACCCTCCTCGACCGCAGGCCCGCGCTCTGCGCCGCACGACGCCACGAACAAGACCGCCTCGCACTCCACCAAACCGCACGCCAAGCCGTATGCGGCTGCCTCCGCTGTGGGGACGAAGGCCGCGGCCAAGAACTCGACGTCCTCATCAACCTCGGGCAGGCCAGGGTCGCCGACCTCACCGACCAGATCATCGGAGGGAACAGCACATGATCGTTCTGGGACTTCTCCTAATCCTGGCCGGCTGGATCCTGCCCGGGTTCCAACTCCTCGTCACCATCGGCGTCGTCCTGGTCATCATCGGCGCCGTGCTACTCCTGGCCCGACCCGGCGGGCGCCGCTACTACTAAGGAGACACCCATGGCTGGCATGAGTCCCGAAGACAAGACGTTCATGGACAAGATGGGGTCAGCGAAAGGCAGCTGCGTTCAGGTCGCCAAGGAATACCTCGCCGCCGACCCAGCGTCCCGCAACGCCCGCCTCTCCGAGATGGCACGCGCCACCATGAAAGGCGACATGGACATGATGATGAAGATGAAAGACATGTAGCCATGGCAGGACGCATCGCCAGCGGTCACGCTTGGCGCAAGGTAAGGGCGCGAGTCAAGCGCATCGGTGGACCATGCTGGATCTGCGGGCAACCCATCGATCCAGACCTACGCACACCTGACCCTGGCAGTTTCGAGGTCGACCACAAGGTGCCCATCAGTCAAGGTGGCGACCCACTCAGCATGACGAACCTCGGAGCGGCCCACAGGGGTTGCAATAGAAGAAAGTCTGATGGTCCAGTTGTCGGCACCAAGTTGGTGCCGACGTCGAGGCGCTGGCTCTAGTAGTGTCAGACTCACGTTCAACCGCGACTGATCCTCGCGGCTAGGCAGGGCTGGTGTCCTAATCACTGGTCCTGCCGCTTCATTAGGAGAAGAGATGGACAAGTACGAACTGGCACGGCAGCGCATCGTCGGAAGTGAATGGACTGTAGACGCTGATCGAGGTCAGGTGTTCGGCACTCGCGGACGACCTATCGGCTACGTGACGAGTATTGGCTACATCCACATCGCTATCTCTGAGCCACCGAGAGTCAGGCGCGTCCTTGCTCACCGTGTGATCTGGGAGTCAGTGCATGGACCCATCCCTGACGGACTCACCATCAACCACATCAACGGTGTCAAGACCGACAACAGGTTGAGCAACCTAGAACTCATGACTGCTGTTGAGAACTCGCAGCACGCTCATCGAACAGGGTTGACAACGGGTGCGCCTGGTGGTGAGCGGCATCCAATGGCCAAGCTAACCCAGGTTGAAGTTGACGACATCCGCTCACGCGTGGCCTCGGGTCAGCGGCAATGCGATGTCGCAGCCGCACTAGGGCTTAGTCGGCAGCAAGTGTGCAGCATCGTCAACCGCCAAAGTTGGGCCGCATGACCACCTATATGACGACTTCATCATATAGGGCCATCCCCCCCGAACTCGCCCACGCGGATACCTCGCGGCATAGAGCCTTTGCTATTCACAACTTCTTTCCGCTTGGGAGGTCAGGATGAGCACACCACGCACCATCAGGCCGCCGAGCATCAGGAAAGCAGCTGCGTCGGGTTCCATGCTGCTGCTTCTGGTGGCGATGCGGGACAGGATCGCCGCAGACATTGACGGTGGCATTCCGGCGCGCGATCTTGCTTCGTTGACTCGCCGGCTCCTGGAAATCACTAGGGAGATTGAGTCGATCCACGCGGCAGACAAGGGAGACGCGGTCGGTGATGCAGCTTCAACGGCCGACGAGTCCTGGGCTGGATGAGGCTCGTTACGTAGTTCTGCCCGGTGGGATTGTTTCCTCAGGCTTACCTGCGGCGAAGGCCACATGCGCCGAGGTCGGCATCGGGTTGGATCCGTGGCAGGTCGGCACGGCTCGGTGCATCCTTGCCAAGGATGTGCTGGGGATGTATGCGGCCGACACGATCGTGCTTTCCATTCCTCGGCAGGTCGGCAAGACGTACTTGGTCGGCGCGCTGGTGTTCGCGGACTCCATCATCAATCCGGGGACGACGACGGTCTGGACTGCCCACCGGTTCAAGGTGGCTCGGGAGACTTTCAACGCGCTCAAGATGATCGCGCTATCCCCGGCCATGGCACCGCACGTTGACCCGGATGATGTCTATACCGCCGCGGGCAATGAGTCGATCACGTTCCGCAACGGTTCGCGGATTGTGTTCGCGGCGCGTGAGCGTGGGGCTATCCGTGGGTTCTCGAAGGTTCGTCGGCTGATTCTTGATGAGGGTCAGATCCTCAGTGAGGCGGCGATGGCTGACCTTGCTCCGACGATGAACCAGGCGGTCAACCCGCAGCTGATTTTGATGGGGACACCTCCGAAGCCGAGTGATCCGGGGGAGACGTTCAAGAACCTTCGGGATGAGGCACTGGCCGGGCGCTCGGAGGGTGTTGTCTACATCGAGTTCTCGGCTGACGATCATGCCGACATGGATGACCGTGAGGCTTGGCGGCAAGCTAACCCGTCGTATCCTCACCGCACGCCAGCCAAGGCGATTCTGCGGTTGCGGAAGCTGCTCAATAATGATGAGGATTTCGCCCGGGAGGCTTTGGGGATCTGGGGAGCGTCTGCGGTTAAGTCGGTCATTGACCCCGACTTGTGGGCTGCGTGTACTGACGGGGAGTCGCAGGTTGTTGACCCGGTGGCGTTCGCGTTGGACGTGGCGCCGATGGGTCGGACTGCTTCTGTCTCTCTGGCTGGTCGCCGGGCTGACGGGCTGTTTCACGTCGAGGTGGTCAAGAATCAGCGCGGCACTGACTGGATCATCCCGGCGTTGACGACATTGCGGGAGCGGTTCGCCCCGTGCGCGATTGTCGTAGACAAGGCTGGTCCTGCCGGCGCGATCCTCTTGCAGCTCGCCGAGCAGGGCTTCGAGGTTCTGGCGACGAACAGCACCCAGATGGCGCAGGCCTGCGGCGGGTTCCTTGATGCGGTCACGAATGATCGGTTGCGGCACATCGACCAACCATTGCTGAACTCTGCTGTGGGGTGTTCCCGTAAGCGGGCTATTGGTGAGGCGTGGGCGTTCAACCGCAAGGACGCCACGAATGACATCACACCCCTGGTCTCGGTGTCTCTCGCGTTGTGGGGTTTTGCACAGTCGGCGGCAGCCCCGCAGCCGAAGCAGCCGGCCAAGTCCTTTGCGTTCTGACTCAAGGAGGTGGCGCGTTGACGCTGGTAGCTGATGATGTCCAGTCTGGTGTGACGCCCGGCTCCCCGAAGTGGTGGCTGAGGCGTCTCGACAATGAGCTGACGTTTCGCTCTGTCGACATGGAGACCTACCGGAACCTTGTTGATGACGACCATCCGTTGCCGGATTCTGCTGAGACGAGCCGGAAGTTCCAGCGCATGGCCGGCTTGGCGACGACGAACCTGACTGGGCTGGCTGTTGAGGCGACCGCTGAGCGGATGTCCATTGAGGGTGTGCGGATCGGTGACGACCCCGACTCGGACAAGTTGTTCTGGGATGACGTGTGGCAGCGAAGTGATTTTGATGCTGGGAGCCAGGAAGCGGTCACCGCGGCGTTGATCTACGGGCGGTCTTTCGTATCGGTGTCACCACCGAATGGCAGGGCCGCAGCTCGCTTGCATTTTGAAGATCCACGGCAGGTTATCGTGGCGTACAACCCCGAGCGTGAGCGGGTTGCTGCGCTGAAGGTGTTCAAGGATGAGTGGACCGGTTCCACATTTGGGACGCTGTATTCGCCTGAGTTCATTGTGAGGATGGTCCGACAGGGCTCGCCTGGTATCGGCCAGGTCGACAATCAGCGGTGGCGGTGGCTGGCCCGGGATATGGGCAAGGAAGATCCTGTCATCGCCAACCCGCTGGGCGAGGTGCCGTTCTTTGAGCTCCAGAACCGGCCGCTTGGTTCGATCCGTTCCGAGATCGCGAACCTTGTGATCCCGCAGCGGCGGTTGAATCAGACAGTCTTCAACACGGACGCGGTCGCCGAGTACGGGGCGTTCCGGCAGAAGTGGGCCACGGGTATTGAGGTTCCTCGTGATCCGACGACGGGTCTGCCTGTCGCGCCGTATGAGGCGCACATTGCGAAGCTGTTCGTGGCTGAGGGTGATGATGCGCGTTTTGGTGACTTCAACCCGACCGATCTGACCGGGTACATCGCGCTGTCGCAGGAGATCGCGGCGCACATGAGCCGGTTGTCCCGGGTGCCGATCACGTATTTCCTGAGCAACATCAGCAACCTTGGCGGGGACGCGTTGGCGTTACTGATCTCGGGGTTGGTGTTGAAGTGTCAGCGTCGGGTGAAGAGTTATGAGCCTGCACTTGAGGGTGCGGCACGGTTGGCGTTGCGGTCGATGAACGACCCGCGCGCGGACGTTGCGAACATTGAGATCAAATGGGCTGAGATGGAGACCCGTTCCATGGCTCAGTCCGCTGACGCCGCGGTGAAGCTGACGACGGGTGATAACCCGGTGGTGACTCCGCAGACCGCGCAGGAGAAGTTCTTGGGGATGTCTCAGACGGAGCGTGACAGGGATGACGCGTGGCGCCTTGAGGGTCGCGCGTCGTCGAATCTTGACGCGATCCTGGCGGCTGCTCAGGTCGAGCCGCTGCCGTGACCACTGCCCGACAGTTGACGCAGACGCATCGCGCTCAACAACTGTTGTTGCGTCGAGCGACCTTGGCGCAGATGGCGAAGCTGTGGCCGGCGTTGGACTGGGCACGCCTCGACGCGTCATACCCGGCGTTCGCCGTTCAGGTCGGCGCTTTGGTTCAGGCGAACAGGTTCACGTCGGCTGGGCTGTCTGCTCAGTATCTGCGGGCGTTCCGCAGGGCGAGCGGCATCCCGGGTGAACTGAAGGTCATCATGTCCGAGCCGCTGATCGTGGAGCAGTTCACGACGTCGCTGCGGGTGTCTTCCGTGGTGGCAGCCAAGGGCGCTGCGGGCCGTGGCGTGCTGGCTGAGTTGGCGATGTCTGATGCGTTCACGTTGGCCTCTGGTGAGATGTCGCGGCTGGTCCTTGACGCTGGCCGGGAGACTGTGCGCGCGACGTCTATCGCTGACCCTCGGTGCGAAGGCTGGGAGCGGATCGTTTCGCGAGGAGCCTGTGATTTTTGCATCATGGTTTCTGGCCGCGGCGCGGTTTTCTCCAAGGACACCGCGGACTTTCAGTCACACGGTTCCTGCGGCTGTACGGCAGCGCCGGTTTTTTCTAACTAGACCACCGTCACCGCAACGGCGACGACAATCCCGGAACGGGAGAGCACCATGTCCGAGGAAACCACTGAAACGCAGGTCACCGAAACAGTGACCAGCGACGACACGCCCAAGCCCACCAAGCCGACCGACACGGTCGAGTTCTGGAAGCAGAAAGCGCGTGAGCAAGAGACGAGGGCCAAGGCCAACGCCACGGCAGCCGAGAAACTGGCCGCGTTCGAAGATCGCGACAAGACTGAGGCGCAACGCCTCACCGATCGGGCTGACGCCGCTGAGAAGCGCGCACAGGATCTCGAAGCGCGCGCGCTACGGCTCGAAGTCGCGTCCGAACAAGGGCTCACCCCGGCGCAGGCGAAACGCCTGGTCGGTTCAACCCGCGAGGAGCTCGAGGCTGACGCCAAAGAACTCCTCGAAACGTTCAAGCCTTCCATGCCCGACGACCCAACCTCACGGGTGGCCGACTCGTTAGACCTCGGTGTCCGCGGCGAAGCCACCACCTCAGGCGGACCTGAGCGTGACTTCGCGAAGTTCATTTCGTCCCAGCTGGGCCGTTGAGGTCCGGCCCACCTTGTCATTCTTTTAGGAGTTCCAAATGGCTACCAGCCTTTCCAGTATCAACAGTTCACTTCTCCCGCGGACCATCACGGGACCGATCTTCGACCAGGCCGTCGAGTCCTCTGCGATCATGTCGCTCGCGCGGCGTGTCCCGCTGTCGGTGACCGCCCAGACCGCGATCCCCGTGTCGATGGACGTCCCCGCGGCAGGGTGGGTCTCTGAGGGCGGCGCGAAGCCTGTCGGTAACGGCGCCGTGAGCATCAAGACGATGACCGGTAAGAAGGTCGCGCTCCTCGTGCCCGTCTCCCAGGAGATCGCCCGGACCAACGCTGCTGGCCTCTACTCGCAGCTCCAGCAGGACCTTCCGACCGCGATTGCTCGCGCGTTCGACTATGCGGCGATCCACGGCCTCGACCTCCGCACTGGTGGCACCGGCCCGTTCACGGACTACCTTAAGAAGGGCGTCTCCAGCGTCGAGCTCGGCACCGCAGCGCAGAACGTCGGCGGCATGTACGCCGACCTGGTGGGCGGTGAGAAGATCGTGGTCGACGCCGGCTACGACTTTTCCGGCTTCGCCGCTGACCCGCGGCTCAAGCCGACTCTGAAACTGACGACCGACACGCAGGGCCGTCCGCTGTGGGTCGACAACCCGTCCTCCGGGCTCGGCGGTGGCAGCCTGATCGGCTACCCCGCGTTCTACAACCGGGGCGTCTCGGGTGACTACCGTCGTCAGGGTGGCCGGGTGCAGGTCGTGACCCTGGTCGGCAGCCCAACCGGTGGCACGTTCACCATCACCTACGGCGGCAACACCACCACGGCGCTTGCCGCGTCGGCGATCTTGCCAGCAGCCGCGACGATCCAGACCGCGCTCCGGCTCCTGCCGGGACTGTCCGCCGCGACCGTGGCGGGTGCAGCCGGAGGCCCGTGGACCATCACGCTGAACGTGGTCGGTGGCGCCTCAGGTCCTCTCAGTGTCGACCAGAGCCTGCTGACTGGTGGTACCGCTGCGGCCTCACAGGCCACCATCACCGAATCCCCCGTGATGGATACCAAGCTTCGGGCCATCGGTGGCGACTTCTCTCAGTGCGCCTACGGCGTGGGCATGGACATCAGCATCAAAGTGTCCGACACCGCGTCCTACGTCGATGAGGCCGGCGCAACCCACTCGGCATTTCAGGAGAATTTGGTGCTGCTCCTGGTCGAGGCCTACTACGGCTTCGTCAAGAGTGACGCAATCGGGGCCTATGTTGCGTACACCGACGCTTCATAGTCCCGCTTCCGCATGAATGAGAGGAGGTGGCCAGCATGGCTCCATTTTTGATCGTCGACGACCTGCTCTCATTCTCCCCTGGTATTGACCAGGTGAAGGCGCAGAGCATGATCGACGACGCCACGGCGCTTGCTGTGCTGGTCGCCCCTTGCATCGACGACGTGGACTTCATCTATGGCGACGCGGTGAAGGCGATCTTGCGTGGCGCGATCCTGCGATGGGATGAGGCCGGGTCGGGCGCGTTGCAGTCTCAGCAGGCCGGACCCTACGGTCAGACCCTTGATACCCGGCAGGTTCGTAAGGGCATGTTCTGGCCGAGTGAGATCGTGCAGTTGCAGAGGTTGTGCGCTTCGGGCAGTTCGTACACGTTGAGCTTGGCTGGCCCCGATCCCGTGCCGGTCGTTCCGGGTTGGGTCTGATGCTGCCCGGTGAGACGGTCATCGTCCTGGTTGGGGTTTCTGCCACGAACCCGGACCCGTATTCGGGTGATCCGGTCATCGACTGGGCGTTGCCGCCGACGCAGGTGCCGGTGGAGAACGTCCTGTGTGAGCCGCGACCGTCATCTGAGCCTGTGCAGGACGCGCGGAACTCAACCACGAGCGGGTGGACTCTCTACTTGCAGGACGGGATGCCGGTGGGGATCGTCCTCACCCCGGCGAACAGGATCCGTGTCCGTGGCGTCGACTACGACGTGCTGGGTGAGGCGTCGGATTGGCGTCTCGGGTCGTTCGGCGGGTTGGTCGTGCAGACGTCCCGAACTGCTGGCTAAGTCACAATCGCGCCGAGGTCTTTCGCCAGTGTCTCGAAGCCAGCTTGCTGCTTCTTACGGAAATGCAGCTGGTACTTGGCGCCTTCGATGGTGACGATGACGAGGTTGCCGTTGGTCATCATGCTCGCGCCTTTGAAGGTGGCGTTGGCGACCGACGAGCGCAGGATCTCGACATCGTTCTCGCCTAGGCGTGTCTCAAGATGCGCCTTGTTGTCGCTGCCCATAACGGCGGTGGTCTGTGCGCCGGTTAGTGCGAACCGGGCGGCCTTGTTCTTTGCGTGGATACGCACGGTTTCCGCGTCGTATTGCACGTCGATCATGTAGCCGTCCATTGCAGGTCTCCTCTTGATTGGTTCCCAGACCTTAGTGCTCTCTGATCAGTTTGCGGGGTGAGTGTGATGGTTTCCACAGTGAATCTGGCCTCTGATCTTGGTGGGCTCCTGAAATTAGACGGGATCGCTGCGGAGGTGCACCGTGTCGCGGAACGGAAGGCATCTGCTGCCAGGTCGTCGGCGCCGGTAGAAACCGGGGCTTACAAGGCGGGCATCGAGGTCGTGGACGAGATCCATGGGGACCGGGCGGTGTCCAGGGTGTACGCCCGTGCGCCGCACTCGATGCTTGTTGAGGCGACTACCGGCAACTTGTCTCGGTCTTTGTGATGCAGGTCAGTGAGTTTCCTGACTCGGAACTGTGGCTCGTCGGGTACCTGCGCGGCGCGCTCGCGGCCCGGCCCGAGCCTTACGCCGCCGGAGTGAAGGTCGGCACTGCGGTCCCGAACCCGCGTATCACCCGCATGGTCGTTGTCCGCCGCGATGGTGGGCCGAAGATCAACTTGCGTCAGGAGGTTGCCCGATTCGGGATCAATGTGTGGGGCGGTACGGAGCAGGAGGTGACCGACTTGGCCCGGTTGACCCGCGCACTGCTGGCCGCGTCCGTTGGCGTCGGCCCTGTCCGCAAGGTCGTTGAGTCGTCCGGGCCGTCGCCCATCGCTGACGCGCAGCCGAGGCGTTACCTCGTTGTCGAGTTCACCATCACAGGTTCTGTTCTCACCGTCTAAGGAGACACCCATGAGCAAGAAAGTCATACTCGCCTACCTCTACACCGACGCTGATGGCAAAGAGCACAAGCCGGACGCCACCCTCGCCCTCGAAGACGCCGAAGCGAACCGGCTCCTCTTCTACGGGCTCGCTCGTGAACCCGAAACCACCAAGTCGGCTCAGGCCGAAGCGAAAGGTAGCTGACAGATATGGCGACGAATCTCGCAGCCAACAGGATTTATGGCGACGTGCCGTCTGCGGTGTTCGTCGCCGCCAAAGGCACGACGGGACCGGTTGGTCTGGCCGCGCCGGCGGCCACGTTCAAGGACTGCGGCTGGCTCGGTGAGGCCGGCGTCAACGTCTCCCGTAGCGCGGATGTGAAGAAGTTCCGCGCACACCAGGGCGGCACATTGATCCGCACCAAGGTCACCGGAACTGACAACAGCTTCAAGTTCGTATGTCTGGAAGAGACTGCCATCGTCATGGGGTTGATGCACGCCGGCGCGACCGGTGTCACGACCACCGGTGTCAGCACTATCACGGTCCCGGGCTCCATGCCCCCGGACGAACGGGCATGGGTGGTCGACGAGTACGACGGCGCGACCCGTATCCGGTACATCTTTCCCAAGGGTCAGGTCGGTGACCGCGGCGACATCGTCATGAAGACAGACGAGATGACCCAGTACGAGTTCACTGTCGACGTCTATGGGGACTTCTCGATCATCACCGACAGCACCGCTGTGGTGTATCCGATTCCCTGATCTGCCCTTCAACCAGGCGCCCCCGATCGTGCAGGCAATCGGGGGCGTCTGCCATGCCTGCACGCCTGCTAGGAGCACCACATGGCAACACCGAGGAAGCCGGCCAAACGGCCACAGGACCATCAGGCCAAGGCGGAAGCCAAAGGCCGGGACATCACAGTCATCTACGACGATCACACCTACGTCATTACCCGTGAGAACGCCGACGACGTTGAGCTCTTCGAGGAGATCGAGAGGGACCATGTCTTGGCGGCCATGCGAGGTTTTATCGGCGATGAGCAGTGGACGTTTTGGAAGGACACTCACCGTGGACCCAACGGCAAGGTGTCCATGACGGTCGAGTTCGACTCGTTCATGAATGCGATCCTGGATGCGATTGGCGGCGGGTCGGTTAAGTCCCCAAACTCCGAAGCCTCGCCTACCTCCTGAAGGAGCATGGTGAGGCGTTAGAGGCAGATCTTGAGCAGTATGCGCATCGCGACCTGCTGGACCTGTGGCGGGGAAAGATGACCCCCCGCAAGGCCGCGGTGTTGGCGATGAGTCTGCCTGCCGGTGCCCGGGTCTGGGCCGCGCTTGGTAGTGACGCCGCATGGACCGCGGAGACGCACATGCTCGCGAACGTCGGTGACGTCTTGGCTGGGGCGAACTGGCAACGCGGCGGCGGTCAAGGTCCGAGACCAGATCCGATTCCCCGCCCAGGCGATGAGCAGCGAGCCAAGGGCCGCGCTGCTGCGATGACCGCGCAGGCTGCGGCGTTCCGTGCCCGGCAACGTGCCAGAGAGGAGGGCTGATGGCCATAGAGGTCGGCTCGGCCTACATTTCAATCTTGCCTTCGGCGCGTGGCTTTACTGCCAGGCTCCAGAGTGAGATCGGCCCCGGCATGACCAATGCCGGCGCTGCTGGCGGTGAGCAGTTCGCGGAAGGCATGACCTCTTCGGCCAGGGCTCGTGGCAGCAAGGTCGGCAAGGTCATCGGTGTCGGCCTACTCGGTGGGCTTGGGGCCGCACTGGCGGGCATGGGCGCTGTACTGAAGACCGGCTTCGGTGAGGCGATGGACGCCTCCGCTGGCACTGCGCAGCTCGCTGCTGGTATCAAGTCGACGGGTAACGCTGCCGGGGTCTCAGTGGAGAGCTTGAACAAACTGGCGAGCACGATCGAGGGGTACTCCGGCCAGACCGACGACAGCATCGTCGCGTCGGAGAAGCTGCTCTTGACGTTCACGAACATCAAGAACAAGGGCCCGGACAAGATCTTCGACCTGGCCACCCAGGCGTCGGCTGATATGGCCGCGAAGATGGGCGGGGACGCGTCGGCGTCCGCGATCCAGCTCGGCAAAGCCCTGAACGACCCCATCGCTGGTGTCGGCGCGCTGTCCAAAGTGGGGGTCTCGTTCACTGACGCGCAGAAGGCGTCTATTGCGGCGATGGTCAAGAGTGGTGACACTGCGGGCGCACAGAAGGTCATCCTCAAAGAGTTGGCCGTGGAGTTCGGTGGCGCGGCGAAGGCAGCAGGGGAATCACTGCCGGGGCAGTTGGAGAAGGGGAAGCGGGCCTTCGAGGGCGTGTCACAGAGCGTTGTCGAGGGCTTGATCCCTGTTGTCACGCCGGCGCTGACGGCTATCAGCACGAAAATCACGACCGATGTCATTCCCGCTGTCAACGACTTCGTTACCGGGTTCAAGGACGGCACTGGCGCGGGCGGCACCTTCCGGGACACCTTGGCCAAGGTGGGGACCGCGATCAGTGGTGTGGTGGGTTGGCTGAAGGACCACACCGGTGTGATGAAGACCGCTGCTGTGGTGATCGGGCTTCTGACTGTCGCCGTGCAGGCACACAATCTGTCACTGGCCATCAGTTCGGGCGCACTCAAGGCGTGGATCCTGCAGACCAAAATTGTGAAGGTGTCTACAGCCGTGTGGGCAGCCGGTCAGTGGCTCCTCAACGCTGCGTTGACTGCGAACCCGATCGGCCTGGTCATCGCCGCAATCGCGCTGCTGGTCGGCGCCGTCGTCGTGATCGCCACCAAGACCACATTCTTCCAATCGGCATGGAAGGTGATGGTTGGTGCGGTCAGCACAGGGTGGAGTTGGCTGTGGAACTCGATCCTCGCCCCGATCCTGCGCTGGATCGCCGGCGGGTTCGACAATATCGCCACCGGTATCGCAGGGATGCTCCGCGCCCTAGGTGAGATCCCGGGGTTTGGTTGGGCGACGACCGCCGCAGACAAGATGGACGCGGCGGCCAGGAAAGCCCGCGAGCTGGCCACTGGCATCAAAGACATCCCCTCGTCTAAGAAGGTCACAGTCTCGGTCGCGGCTTTGTTCGCGGCCGGGTCAACAGCCCAGCCCGGGGTGCGGTACCCGCTGGTGTTGAAGCAGGCTCTCGGTGGCGCCATTGATGGCCCGGGTACGGGAACGTCTGACTCGATCCCTGCGCTCCTGTCCAAGGGCGAGCACGTCATTACCGCCGCCGAGGTGCGGGCAGCTGGCGGGCATGGCGCGATCATGGCTTACCGGAAGTCGCTACAGGGCTTCGCAAGGGGCGGGGCGGTGAAACTGCTGCCACCTTCGATGGACACTCGTATGAGTCAGGCGACGTCTAGTTATGCCAGCCGGTTCGATGTTGATGCGATGTCCGCGTATGGGCCGGCTGCGGTCACGGGCGGTGGTAGCGGCGCGGCCCGGTGGGCATCAACGGTACTGCAGGTCCTCGGAATGCTGGGCCAGTCACCCGCGAACCTCGCCGCGGTCCTTCGGCTGATCATGAAGGAAAGCGGAGGAAATGCGCGGGCTATCAACCTCTGGGATAGCAACGCTAAAGCGGGCACGCCCTCGATGGGTCTGATTCAGACCATCATGCCGACCTTCCTTGCTCACGCTGGCGCACTTGGCGGTCGTGGCCCTTACGACCCGTTGGCGAACATCTACGCTGGCCTGCACTACGCGATCAGTAGGTATGGGAGCATCGCGGCGGTTGATCCGTTGCGTCACGCGGGTGGGTACGCGGACGGCACCAACAGCGCAGCGCCCGGGTATGCGTGGGTTGGTGAGCGTGGCCGGGAACTGGTGAAGTTCCGGGGCGGTGAGCAGGTCACCCCGAACCACCAGCTGACTGGCGGCATCGACTATGACCGGCTCGCGCAGGCCATGAGCCGGGTGCAGCTCGCGGCGCTGATCTCGCCGGGCAGTATCGACGCCGCGCTCGGGGCCGCCCTGTGAGTACCTGGCCGAACACGGTCACCCTGGCCGGTATCGTCCTCGACGTCGACGACGGGACATCGTTCCGTGTCGTGGAGTCCCTGGTGGGTTGGGACGACGCTCCGGGTGTCCGTTCCGGGATGGTGGCCAGGGCCGGTCAGGATGGGGCTTGGGACGCTACGGGGAACTTCTCGGAGCGGGTCGTTGAGATTGTCGGGTTCGTGCAGGAGCCCACCATGGTTGCGGCGCGGGCGGTGGCCCGGCAGTTGTCTGCGTTGCGCCCGCAGTCGGTGCACACGTTCGTCGTCGCCGAGAGCGCAGCGCCGGCCTCGGCTCTGTCGGCGCGGGTGCGGGTCACTGTCGGGGTGAAACCGGTGTGGGTCGACGACATGAGCTTCGGGTTTACGTTGCAGGTCACCGCGCCCGACATGCTCCGGTACGGGGCGGTCACGTTCGGGTCGGCGTCGTTGTCCGCGGCCTCGGGTGGTGCCGGGCTCACCTACCCCCTGGTGTACCCGCGGGATTACGGCGTGGCTGCTGGTGTCACACCCGGCGCGGTCACTGTCAGCAACACGGGTACGGCGCAGTTCTGGCCGGTCCTGCGGATCGACGGGCCGGTCACGAACCCCGTCGTCACCGCGTCAACAGGGTCGTGGCTGCGTTACACCGGTTCGCTGCTGGCAGGGCAGTGGCTCGACATCGACCTCGGCGCCCGCACGGTCCTACTCAACGGGCAGGTGTCGCACCGGTTCAAGGTCACGGGCGGCGGCGACTGGTTGGCGGTCCCTGTTGGTGGGGCGACTTTCGAGTTCGACGCTGACACTGCTGATCCTGCCGCGTTGTTATCTGTCTATGGGTTCGAGGGAGCGTTTGTATGAGCGAGTACGAATACCACAACGCCGGCAACTCTGAGGCCGGTGAGAAGATCGCGCTTTCCCGGCTGTTCGCCCAGTCGGGGGTCCTCGCCGCTCCCGGTGTCCTCGGTGGGCTGGCCGTCACCCAGAATGCCACCGCTGACGGGAACGTGCTCATCGCCTCGGGGTCGTGCGTGCTGCACCCGTCCATGACTGTCGGTGCGAGCCTGCTGGTCAATGACACGACCAAGACCCTGAACATCTTCACTGCGAACCCGGTGGGTGCCCTGCCCAGGAACGACATTGTGGTCTTCGACTCGGTTACCGCGACGATCACGGCCATCATCGGCACCCCGAACGCAAGTCCGACGGACCCGACGGTTCCCAACACCGCGTTGGCATTGGCCCGGTTGCGGCACGCGGCGTCGGCGACCACGATCCCCACCGCGAAGATCGACCAGTTGCAGGTGGCCACGACATTGCGGGGCGTGAACCCGGCCGCGCCGTTCGCGCAGGCCGCGGGGCTGGTCTCTGGTTTCTCCGCTGGCACCCTCAACCCCGGCGCGGGGATCACGTCGCTCGTGACCTTCCCCGCGGGCCGGTTCACCGTCGCGCCGTTGGTGCAGGCGACCTTGCAGAACGGCCCGGGCGGCTCTGGGAGCCTTACCGCGCGGGCGATGAACGCGACGACCGCGCAGGTCAGCGTGTACGTCTATAACGCGGGGAGCTCCGCGGTGGCTTTCTCCGGGCTCAACTTGGCCTGGTCGGCGACGCAGATGACCGCGACGACCGCCGCGGGCTGATCGGTGTCTCACTTCCAGGTGTTCGCGACTCGTTGGGATGACGGGCACGTCATCGAGGAGGTCGTCCCCGCTAAGGGAATCAGCTTCTCCCTGCCGCTGTCCGATCACGGCGAGGCGAGCTTTTCCGCGACGGTCGGGCCCGGCCGCAACGACTGGCGTCAGGCCCTCTCGTGCGCGACGAGCGGCATCTTAATTTGCCAGGACAACGTGCCAGTCTGGGCTGGTCAGATGACTGGTGAGAGCCAATCGGGGCCGCGGACCTTCGACTTCAAAGCGCAGGAATACGGCGCATTCTTCAAGGATGTCCCCGCGAACTCCTCCAGCGTCCCGACCGTGTATTCCGGGTGGAACGACCACGCGATCTTCCGCGACCTGGTCACCACAGCGCAGTCCAAGCTCGGGCAGGACGTCGGTGTCCTCGTGGGATCCACGCTGGGCGCGTACGTCTCCGACCTGACCGTCGACTTCTGGGGCACCACCTCATGTGAGGAGGAGTTCCGCCGCCTCGGTGAAGCTGAGGGCGGACCTGACTGGTACTTCGCGGCGACCGGGACGCTGGAGAACCCGACCCGGACCCTCGTCCTGGGTGACCGGTTGGGGTCCGTGGCCCCGGTCGCGGTCCTGGAGTACGTCGAGGACTCCGGCGAGGGTGAGCGTGGGGGCAACGTGATCGCCCATCCTGGACGGCAGCAGTCACCGGGCCTGACCGCTACGTGGGCTATCGGGTCCGGTGATCGGATGGCCCGGAAACGGTACCCCGCTGTTGCGATGGACCTGATCATCGCTGGACATCCGCGGCGCACCAGAACCGTTCAGTATCAGGACGTTGTGAACCTTTCCACGTTGGGGCGTCACGCCAACGCTGACTTGGCTGCGGCCCGGGGGATGACGACCGCGTATTCGTTGAGTACGTTCGGCGACCGGCCGACGTGGGTGTCTATCGCACGCGGGGACACTGTGACTGTTTCTTTGGACACCGACGCTTATGGCGGCGGTCGGCCGGTGGTGTTCAACACCCGCGTGTTGGAGATTCGGGTCAAGGGCCGTGATGAGGGTCCACCTGTGGTGGACTACCTGGTGGCCGATGTGAGGGTGATCTGATGCCGCGTCTACCGGAAACGGGCCGGTCCTTGACGGGGTTCCTTCGTGGTGAGCAGCGTCAGCTTCAGCGGCTGGGTAATGCGAGCCCGTTCGATGGGTCTGGGATCACGGTCGTCGGTGACGGTACGGCGACGATCACGGGCGAAGTGTGGGCTGCCCCGACGTTGCTGAACAGCTGGGTTGATTACGGGCTGGGGTACCGGGCTGTCGCGTTCAGTCACACGGTCGACGGTTCGGTGAAGTTGCGTGGGTTCGTCGCTGGGGGCACGACAGGGTTGCCTATGTTTGTCCTCCCTGCGGGGTATGTCCCGACTGCGACTGAGGTTTTCGTTGCCCAGGCTGGTGGTGGTGGGACGGCGCGGGTTGAGGTTCTGGCTACTGGTGATGTGGTGGTCGCGTCATACAACGGGTCGGGCACGAACGCGTTCCTTTCCCTGTCTGGTATCCGTTTCAGCCTCAACGACTAGGAGCCTGCTGTGCCCGTCGTCGACATCGGTTCACCCTCGTGGCAGTACGACAACGCGGCGAGGACGCTCCTGCTGACGTTCACGGAGCCTTGCCCGAGGTCGGAGCCGGATCCTGCCGCGTGGCGTCCGCAGTGGTCTTACACGGTGTCGATTCCCGTGCCGGGCAACGTCGCAAAGATCCCGTGGAGTGACCCCAATGCGCCGGTTGTCGTTGCCCCACCGCCCGTAGATCCCCCACCTGTAACACCGTAGATAAAGGAGATCGCAGTGCCCCTTCCTTTAGGCCTTTCCACAGTCGTCCTCACCGGCAAGCTCTTGAACCCTGACGGGTCCGGGGCGTCCGGTGCGATCGACTTCATCCCGTCCGTGCGTGTGCTGCACGTTGCTGAGTCCACGATTGTGTTGCCGGCTAGGTACTCGGCGCCGTTGGTGTTGGGCGCGTTCTCGATCGTGTTGCCGGCGGGTGATGACGGGAACCCTTCCGGGTGGACTTATCTCGTCAAGGAAAGAGTCCGCAGCGGCGCGACCCCGTACTCGATCAGTGTCCTTCTGGCCAACGGTGCGACCCAGGATCTGTCCGTCCTGGCGCCGGTGGCCAGCGATACGGGGACTCCGGTGGTGGTGGGTCCTCGTGGTCCTCGCGGGTTCGAGGTCGTGATCGTGGACAACCTCGACGGCAGTGTGACGCTCACCATCGACGAGGCCCTCGCCTTGGTCGACAACCCTGACGGCACTGCGACCCTGAACCTGGCGGCCTGACATGACATCGATCAACCTTGCGAAGTCCATTCACGCCACGCGCCACGCAGCTGGTGGCCCGGACGTCGTGACCCCCGCCGCGATCGGTGCGGCGACCCCGGCTGAGGTTGCTGCCGCCGTCGCTGCGCTGGTCAACTCGGCACCGGGGACGTTGGACACCCTTGGTGAGTTGGCTACCGCGTTGCAGTCTGGTGATAGCGTCGCTGCTGCGTTGGCGGCCACTGTTGCCGACAAGGCGACCATCGCCGCGCTGAACGCGGAGATCGCGTTGGCGCGTAATGCGAGCAGCCTATCCTCGGGCACTGTCGCTGATGCGAGGCTCCCGGTCGCGGCGCAGGCGGCAACGCTAAGTTCCACATTTGTTGGGCTGCTCGCGGCCCCGAAAGTGGACGCACCCCTACTGATCGCCACCCCCGTCACGATCACCAAGACGGGGACTAACGCGTCCGCCTCCCAGAACAGCGCTACCGGGAAGTTCTACGGGTCCAGCACCGCTAACGGGCACTACATGACTTCCATGGACTTGGTGACGTGGGCCGACCAAACGTACTCGCCGTCGACCTACACTCCGAGCCTGATGGGCCTTGAGTTCGACCTGGCTTACATGTACGCCTATTCGACTTTGGGGCGAATCTGGCGGGCACCCCTGGACGTGTTCAACGACTGGACCGAAATCACCGTGCCGGGCAAGGGGCCGCTGACCACCGGACGACCCGGTAGCCTATGCGCCCTCGGGTCCGGTGTGCTGATCTACGGCAACTACACCTCCGGTGGCGGTGATGGCGCACACCTGTGGCGCTCCACCGACGCGGGCGCAACCTGGACCGAAGTCCTCACCCTCGCGGCGGCCAAGCACGTTCACGCCGTCCGGCTCAACCCCGCGACCGGGGTCATCTGGGCCACAGTGGGAGACGCCGGGTGGCCCGGCCTAGGTCTGTACAAGTCCATCAACGCGGGCCTGACGTGGACGTTGATGAGTAGCAACGACTACGGCATCGACATCGTATTCGTGCCCGCGACGGCCCGGCGCGGCGCGCTGGTGGCCATGGAAGGCGACGGGATCAACCGGCCCCTACTGATGGCCTACCCCCAGGACGGGGCGCCCGGAGACAAGTCGTACCCCCTGGCCTGGTTCACCGGGGCACCCGGCGACGCCGCTTCCACGCGTGGCACCACGCGGGGAATCCGCCTTACCGCGAACGGGGACATCATCTTCTGGACCACCACCGAGGGAGGAACTGTCGGCACCAAAGCAGGCTTGTATATCGCCCAAGGACCGGATTTCACCCGCGTCATCCTGCTCGCCGACACGACAGGGGCCGAGCCCGCCGCCTACATGCGCACCCACGCAGCCGGGGCCATCTCCCAGAACTACCTCTGGACGTTTCCTACCCCCACCTTCGGGAGTTACTGATGATCGACCCCACCGATCTGCCAGCGCCCGCAGGCTTCGGGTTCCCGTTCACCGACTACCCCGGCAACACCGCCGCGATCACGGTCGGCATCGCCGGGCAGGCCCGATACCGCCGCTGCATCGAGGGCGGCACGATCAGCAAGGTCGGCTTCCACGTCGCCGTCACCAGTGGCTTCGTCAGCGTCGCAGTGTTCCGTAACACCGGGGCGGGCCGCGCGGGTAAGCCGGGGGCGCTGCTCGCGGCCTCTGCCGCCGTGGCCTGCCCCGGTGTTGGCTACGGCGAAGTCGCTCTCGGAGCGACCGTCACAGTGAAGGCAGGGGACTGGCTGGCGATCAGTGTCGACAACACCACCGCGACATTCACCGGCATTACCGGGGCCACCGCATCCGCACTGTTCAACGGCATGGCGTACAGCAAGGTCACCGAGCACCCCATCGTCACGGACACGCCCGCCGTGGTCACCGAGGCGAACCGTCTCATCAACCTCATCGGCATCGCCTGACCCCGTTACTAATGTTCTCGGAGATGAGCGGAATTGAGCGGCCTAGTTTGATGGGTTTTGCTGCCCCAACCAACCCCTCAAACTCCCCCCAAACAAACCGCCCCAGCCCTACCCCGCGACGCCTTGAAGGGAGCCCACCATGGTCGACCAACCACCGGTGTACGACCCCTCACCACAAACCATCGAAGCGTTCCAACGAGAACTCGACTCACTACACCGAGAACTCGAACTCCGCGCCACCGTCCGCGTCCAAGGCCTCGACTCCCTCAAAGAAGTCCTCGAAACCAGACTCGACGGCATCGACCGCGCCACCGAACTCCTCTCCGCAACCATCAACCGCACCCCCACCGAGATCACCAAAGAAATCACCCACCTCAAAAGCATCCTCGACGAACGCCTCAGATCCGTCGACGCCCGATTCGTCGAAGCAGACCGGCTCACTGTCACCCAATTCAGTGAGCGCGACGTCCGAACCGAGCAAGCATCCCAGTCATCAAGCCAAGCCCTGGCCGCCGCACTACAAGCCGCGAAGGAATTAGTCGGCGCCCAAGGCGAAGCATCAGCTGCTGCTGCTGTGAAAGCAGAAGTATCAACGGCCAAGCAGATCGACCAACTGGTCGTGATCATCTCCACTTTGGAGAAAAGCATCAATGACCGGATCACTGAACTCAAGGAGCGCATCGACCGCGGCGAAGGAACCACGACAGGGGCGCGGGACACCCGCGTCGACAACCGTGCGGGCACCTCGCTGATGGTCGCGATCCTTGGGACATTCCTGGTCGTGGCCAGTATCGGCGTCAGCATCGCAGCGCTGTTCCGATGACCCTGCCGTCTCGTGCCCCGTCGCGTCGGATGCTCCGCTGCTGGTTCCTCCTCGGAGCCCTGGCCGGCGCCACACTCGCCGCGGCCCTGCTGATCCGCCACCTACCCACACATTAGGAAGGCACCACCATGACCGAAACACCCACCACCCCCGAGAACGAGACCCCTCCCATCGACCCCGACGACCACCCAGACGTCGAGGGTGAACCAGATCACGAGGACGCCGCCGCCCCGGACGTACCGGACAACGACGGCCAAGACCTCCCCCAAGACGACCCAGACGAAAGCGACCCACCAGCATGAACCAGCAGCAAGCGTCAATAGCGTTGGGGCGTATGGGCTTCCTGGGGTCGGCGACCCAGCGGGTCCTCGCCTTTCAGACGGCGTACAATCTCGGGGCCTGGCTGAGCATCGACGGGGTGTGCGGGCCGAAGACCAGCGCCGCGATCGCCCGCTCGATCAAGGCCGGCAACCGGGCATCAGCGAACTTCACCTGGGCTGAACTACGCTGCAAGTGCGGCGGCCGGCTCCCCGGTTGCCGCGGGATCCTCTCAGACCGGAAACTCCTACAGGGCCTCGAACGGATCCGCAAGGACTCGGGGTCGGTGACGATCCACTCGGGCTACCGCTGTCCAAAACGCAATGCCGCGGTCGGCGGAGCGAAGAACTCCCAGCACATGACTGGCAAGGCGGCCGACATCAACGGAGCCATGAGCGTGTCCCAGGTCGAGGCCATGCGCTTCTTCAACGGCAAAGGTTACAAGCGCTCCAACAACCGGGTCGTGCACGTCGATGTGCGCTCTGGCTGGGTGCGACCTTGGGCCTACGCGCTATGACGTTCACCCTTACCTATCCCACCGTTGGCCGCGGATCGTTCGCCACGAACGCCAAGCTCGGCGGCACGCTCTCAGCCGACGGGAAGACCCCCGGTCCCTACTACCGGGCACCCGGCGGCCCGGGCGTTCCCATGCCCGGCCTCATCGGCGCCCTCGCAGTCCGGGGCGGCACCACCTGCGACATCAACGCGTATGCGGTACATCGGGCTGTAAAGGCACTCCAGCCACACTTCGGCGCCACCCCCGACGGCATCCTAGGGCCACGCTCCGACGCCGCGATCAAAGCCTGGCAGAAGGCCCGCAACCTCGTCGCCGACGGGATCATCGGACCCAAGTCAACACGGTTCATCTTCGAGCCCATCGCCATCGAGGCGGCCACTGCACTGAACACCGGCCACGCTGACATGGTCCGGCGGATCGTCGTCGTGACCATCACCGTGGAGAGTGCGTTCGACCTCGGCGCGGTCGGTGTCACAACCCCGCAAGATCTTGGTGTCGCACAGATCAACGGCCCCGCGCACCCATCCATGAGCGTGGACGCCCGGCTGGATCCGGTCGTGGCCATTGAGTGGATGGCGACCTTCATCGAGGGCAACCTCAAAGAGTTCGGATGGGACCAGGCCGCCGGGATCCTCGCCTTCAACCTCGGAAGGACCGGTGTCCGTTACTGGATCGAAGCTGGTCGCCCGCAATGGTTCCGCGGCACAGATACAACCGCTTACGTCAGCAAGATTCTGGGAGCATCATGAAACAGGAACCGGCCATCGGCATCGGCCTCATCACAACCGCAGTCACCTCCGTCCTCGCGCTGCTCATCGCGTTCGGCATCGACCTGACTACCAACCAGCAACTGGCCGTGCTGGGCATCATCGCCGGCGTTGGGCCGTTGGTCGCGGCGGTCTTCACCAGGGGCCGGGTGTTCGCACCTGCCAACGTCGCCGCTGCCGTCACCTCGAGCGGCCGCACGGTCGCTGGCCCGGCGTCTCCGATCCCCGACGATTCGCTGGTCGCGGTTGTACCAGCGTTGTAAGTCCGGGCTGGTGGTAAACCACTGACAACTACTGTCAACTCTTTCCAGTAGCCCTCTGGTCTGCCTCAGGGGTTGATTGGTCTCTCCCCCTTTGAGCGCAGCAAGGACGCCCCTCGTCTCGGCGAGGGGCGCTTCTTGCTGCCCTCACGCGGCAGGCACACCGAGATACTCCGGCGAGGAGACCGCATCCCACAGCGACTCAGTGCCGCTGAACATGGGCTGACACAGGTTGTCGGGGGTGAGTTGCAGCCACCAGTCGTCTTGCAAGGCAGCGAACGCGATGCGCCACTGCTCAGCATTAGGGATGTCGTACCAGGACTCGGACCAGGCATCGACCGCGGCCATCTGCTCCTCGGTCAGTTCGCTGTAGTGCCACTTGCCGATCTGCTCGGCTGGCCAGGCCTCATCCATCCACCGCAGCGGCGGGCTCGGGAAACTGTCAGTCACCGAGTACGACGTAACGACAGGGCCACCGTCACCGTTACGAAGATGCTCGGCGACCGACTCCCAACCCATGTTGGATCGGAGGATGTTCACTGCCCGGCCTCCGTCGATGATGCCGGCCAGCCACTCGCGGTCTCCCTCGGCTACCCAGGCATGCGACTCGCAGTACCCGTGAAGGCGGGCAAGTAGGGACAGGTATGGCGAGCCGGTCGCGATCACGGTATTGAGCGCCAAGTCGCCAACACTGTGCTCTTTGCCGCCCCATACGAGTTTGCCGTCCATTACCCCGCTTAGGTACATATGCACCCTATAGTCGAGGTCCCTGTACGCGGGAAGCGTCACACCTGGAGGCAGGAGTCGGCTAATCGGGTGCTCATCTCCGAACCCGCCGCGGCCGACCACTTGTTCTGCGATGCCGTGGCACAGCAGTCCCATATGGGCGCGTTCACTGCCCAGCAATTCACTCTTGGAGTGCTGGCCGTGCCAGTAGATGCGGCTCATGGTTGCTCGGTCAGTGTCATGGCGCTCATCATGGCAGTCACGCGGCGAGCCTGTTGATCGCCTGACGGCACTCACCATCATCAACCGCGCAATAGATCTCAGTGCTCGACAGGCACTCGTGACGCATCAGCTGCTGCACCACACGAATATTGGCGCCGTCGCGGAGCAGCTTCGTCGCGTACGTGTGCCGGAGCCGATGGATCCCGCCCTCGACACCATTGGCCGCGAACCACCGGCACGTCAGCTCGGACACCGACCGCGCCGACACGTGCCCTCGGGTGACGGGGCTCGGGAACCACCAGCCCTGGCTGGGCCTGTCCAGCGCTAACGCCCAAACCTTCTCGTGCGTGGGCAGGTACGCGCTCTTCCCGCCTTTCCCGCAGACGAACAGCTGGTTGGCGTTGACGTCCTGACCACTCAGTTTCGCGATCTCGTGGGCGCGGAGCCCGGCGAACAACGCGAGGGTCATCCAGGTGTGGAGGTTCTGATTGGTCGTGGCCATGACCAGGCTGACCTGAGCGTCGGTCAACGGGCGGGGCATCCCCTTCGGTGCTTTCGGCCGCCGCATCCGGGCCATCGGATCAGCCTCGATGACACCTGTGTCAGCAGCCCACGCGAAGTATGACCTCAAATGGCCGAAAAACGTGGCCCGCGACCAAGGTGCGTAACCGGTGCGGCCGAGCCAGTTCGTGACCTGCACCGGTGTGACGTCGGGGAATCGGTAGTGGTGCCGGGCGAAGTCGTGGACGTGGGCGAGGCGGTAGTGGACCGTTGAGTCTCCGCAGTTGTTGGCTCTTAGGTACGACTCGAATCCGGCGAAGTGGTCCATATCGGCATCTTGAACCGAGTGCAAGTGACGCGCCGTAACGGACGTCATGGTGTGAGTTTTGAGACAGGAGTAGGACGCTCGAACATCATGCAACCGCTCGAAGGAACGGAAAAACACAGTCGGGTTCCTCAACGGTATGCCTACCGGCCACCGTTTCGGGCGAGTTCGGGCGTTCTGGTGTGTCGAGAGGCCCGCCCCACATGAGCCAGTCTTGGTCCACGCCGAGCTGCTGCGCGATGAACGCGAGCATCGCAGGCTGGTGAGCACCCGGGCTGGTGCCTGCCTCCCAGTTCCGCCATGTCTGGCCGTTCACCCCGACGCGCAGCGCGGCCTCGTTGGCTGAGATGTTCCCGGCGTGGAAGCGCGCCATGGCCAGGCGCATCTCGAACGTGTCTGCGGGTACGTCCCGGCGCTCGTGCCTCTGTGTACTCATGTCGCCCATCATGGGCTAACCATTGTCATTTGGCAAGCCGTTTGCGAACGTATGGCCAATCGGGTTGCGCAATCAGATTGGATATGCCAATCTACGTGACATGAACCCGGATCAGACCCGCAGCTACCAACTCATCGAAGCCCGGCTCTCCGAACCCCTCGCACAGTACGTCACGGTAAGCCGCCGCAACGGCGCGTCGTGGGAAGCCATCGCCCGGGTCCTCGACAACACCACCGGCGTCCCCATCAGAGGCCAGACCCTCCGTAACTGGTTCCCGGAACTCGCCTCGCCAGTCGCGTCATGAGCGCCGTCGTCTACTGGCTCCTCGACGCCGAGGACAACATCCTCTATGTCGGCTGCACCTCGCATCTGCGGACTCGGATGATCCAGCACGCTTATACCAAAGGCGCATGGTGGCCGGACGTGGCCTCCGTGGCGATCACCGATGAAATGTCTCGCCGCGAAGCGCAGCAGGTCGAGTGTCGAGACATCCTCGAAATGCACCCTCGGTACAACATCCGAACGATCACGCCCGAACTCGATCGACCAGTGCGTCTTGGTGACGGAAAACGCAAGTTGCTTCGGGATCTCACCACGGACGACCTGCGGAACATGGACCGCGATCGGTGGCGTGAATCCCGTAAAGAGGCGGGCTTCCACAACGCTGCGCAGGCATACGACGACTGGCGGACCACGTTCGAGCTGGCTATGGCTGGTGTCGTCAAGCACGGATCGTTTGGCGCCGCAGTCGAATCCGGCGCATTCAAGCCCTAACCCACCCAACAGCGAAGCCGGCCCTCGCGCTCAGCAACGACCGGCTCCACTCCAACCGAATCGAGCATACCAACATGACCAAGACCGACACCTACATCCGACAACTGCGAGACCTGACCAGCCTCTACGCCGTCCACCCCACCCTGCCCCTGCCCTACAGCCCGACCCTGAGTTTCTTCATCAGCGGCGACCTTGACGAAGCCCTCGACCTCCGCGACCTCATGCTGAACCCCGTCGTCACTCAGGACGGCAACAAGGACTTCCCCGTCACCATCACCGGAACCTTGTGCGGGTTCCCGGCCGTGGTGTACCTGACCGCTGGGGTTGCGTTCGAGGACCCGGCGACCCCGGTCGTGCTGCCCGCGCTGGATCAGCGACTGGCCGTGAAGGTCAAGGCCGCGTCATGACCATCATCATCAACCCCGGCAGCGGTCCGGTGCTGTGCGGATGCGGATGCGGATCACCGGCCCCATTAGCGCAGCGGAACAACAAACGTCGTGGCGACGTTAAGGGCCAGCCTCTTCCGCGACTGACCGGCCATAACAGACGCGGCACCACAGATCTCACCCGATACACAGTGTTGCCCGACGGATGCTGGCGCTGGGACGGATCACGGTCACGTAAAGGGTACGGAAGGGCACAGATCGCACGCCGCCACACAGGCGCACACAAGGCGATGTACGTGGCCATGGTCGGACCAGTCCCGGCAGGGCTGCATTTGGATCACCTATGCCGCAACACATGGTGCGTGAATCCTGCCCACCTGGAGCCCGTCACCCCGCAGGAGAACCGCCGCCGTCAAGCTGCCTCACTACTGAGACCCTGGGCCTCCGTCGTCGGCGCGAACGCCGAGGCGTCGTCATGAGCCTCGCGCCTGGGATCTACAAAGCCACCGTCCGGGGCGTGCCCGACCAGATCGTGATGGTTGGGGACGACGAGCACGGCCGCACGATGACAAATCTCGGTCGCCTCAGTCATCTGCACACACTCATGCACATCACTGACGCCCGGCCGCTGATCGTCCTCGACCCTGAGAGCGATCAGGTACGCGACTTCCTGCGGAACTACGGCGTTGGCAGTGCTGGCAGTTACGTCCTAGAGCGTCTGGCGACCCAGATCGAGGCGCAGTTCCAGCCGCCGCGCATCGAGGAACCCTCACTGGTCGGCTCGCTCGTTGTCGCCTCACTGGTTAGTGAGGTGGATGGCAGTGAGCGGTTATGGACACGGTTCCGGGCCGCGGGGCCGCACTGCTGGATCGACCAGTCCGCCCGCATCCGGTCATGGTCCGACCTGGCCGACCCTGAGCTGTACGGGGCGACCCAGTGAGCCCGGCCCCGACTCTCGTCTCCGACTTCGTTACGTGGGGCCTCGTCGCGGCCGTCGCCGCAGCCTGGGCCATCTGCGAAGCCGCCCGGTTGGTGTACGTATGGCGGGCGGAGAACCAGCGGATCGACACGGACCTCGCCGTGATGGACGAACAGTCGAGGCGGGCCGCAGAGACCGGCCGGTGGGTCGGCATTGAACAGGCCCACCTTGGGGGTAGGCACGCCCGCAGTGGTGGGCGTGGGGACTGTGTCGTCTGCGGCCACCACGATCCTGCCGACGCCCGCCGGGTGCGGTGGACGGAATGAGCCTGACGGAGGTAACCGAGGCAGGCGTCTACGACCTGACCTCAGAGGACTACCACGCAGACCCTGTGCCCGAGCGCATCGGCGGGTCACTGTCCGCATCCGGGGCGAAGAGCATCCTCCCACCCAACTGCCCCGCGATCTTCAACTACCGGCGACACCACCAGGTGTTCAAAGACACCTTCGACTTTGGGCACGCCGCCCACGCTTACGTCCTTGGGGTCGGCGCGGAAATCGTCGCGGTCGACGCAGCGGACTGGCGCACCAAGGCCGCACAGGAAGCCAAGAAGGCGATCCGCGCAGAGGGCAAGGTCCCGCTACTGATCGATGACGTCCATGTCGTCACGGCGATGGCTGCGGCGATCCGTGCGCATCCTATTGCGGGAGTTTTGCTCAACCCTGAGAACGGCAAACCCGAGCGGTCGCTGTTCCGTCAGGACGAGCATGAGGGTGTCTGGTTGCGGTCGATGCTCGACTGGCTCCCAAACCCTGGCGACGGCCGGCTCATTGTGCCCGACTACAAGACGGCTGTGTCCGCAAACCCGTCAGAGTTCGCCAAAGCCGTCGCCAATTACAAGTACCACCAACAGGATGCGTTCTACCGGGACCAGATCCTTGGCCTTGGATTGGCAGAGGACGTGGCCTTCGTGTTCGTGGTCCAGGAGAAGACGGAACCGTACCTCGTGACGGTCGTCGAGCTCGACTCCGAAGCCGTCCGTATCGGCCGCGAACTCAACCGTGAAGCCATCGACCTGTACGCCCAGTGCGTGTCGTCTGACCACTGGCCCGGGTACTCCGAAGACGTCGAACGCATCTCCCTTCCCGCATGGGCCACCTATGGCCGCAACCTCAGGAGCGTGGCATGAGCCAGACAGTGACCCTCCCATCCGATCGCGCAGACCGGCCGCCGGCACGCACCGGGCAAGCCACCGAGATCGAATCGTCCCGCGCGGTCGCCGAGGTCAAGGCCATGGTCGTCGTCGCCCAACAGTGCCCCCGCGACGTCCAGTCCGCGATCGACGCCATGCGCGAATCATGCGCGCAGTACACCCTCGCTCAACGGGCGTTCTTCCGGTACAACCGCGGCGGGTCCGCGATCCAAGGCCCATCCGTGCACCTCGCCCGCGAACTCGCCCGGGTCTGGGGCAATGTGACCTACGGGATCAGCGAGCTGCGCCGCGACGACGCCGAAGGCATGTCGGAGATGCAGGCCTACGCGTGGGACATCCAAACGAACACCCGCACCGCGAGCATCTTCATGGTCCCGCACATGAGGGACACGAAGAGCGGGGCGAAGAAGCTCACGGACATGCGCGACATCTACGAGAGCAACGCGAACGCTGGCGCGCGTCGGGTCCGTGAGGCGATCTTCGCGGTGTTGCCGCCGTGGTTCCTCGAGGAAGCCAAGGACCTGTGTACTCAGACCTTGGCCAGTGGTGGCGGGAAGCCGTTGGCTCAGCGTGTCGCGGATGCCGTGAAGTGGTACGAGACCACTGGGGTGAGGCTGTCCCAGTTGGAGGAGAAGGTCGGCCGTAAGCGTGCCGAGTGGGAGGGTGTCGACCTCGCACACCTTGAGGTGATCTCTCGGTCGTTGCGTAACGGTGAGGTTCGCATTGAGGAGGAGTTCGCCGCTCCCCGTGTCTCGGCGGAGGAGATCACCAAGCCGCGCGCCAAGCCCACTCCGGCGGATACCGAACCTGTCGTTGAGGAACCGCCGTTGGTGAACATGACGACGGGCGAGGTCAAGGACCCCGAACCTGACCTGATCGACCCTCACGGGAAGCAGATGAAAGCCCTTCATGCGTCGATGAATGAGGCTGGGTATGGGGATCGTGATGCTGGTCTGTCGTACCTGACGAGCCTGCTCGACCGTGAGGTTGGTTCCTCGAAGGATCTGACCAAGGCTGAGGCGGCCCGCGTGCTGGACGACCTTAAGAGCGTGGCCGAACACCCGTTCCCTTCCGAGCCTCCGACCGAGGGGGGGTCGTCGTGACCGTCCTGCCGCCGTGCCCTGAATGTGCCGCCCTCAAATGCCGGATTTGCGTCGGCCAGACCTGGGACGACGCGGTCGACGGTCCCGTGCCGTGTCCGTGCCGGTTGGCGGGGCACGCCGACGGGGTGATGCTCCAGCACGCCCTGTCGTGTGCTGGCCCGGATGTGAGCATCACCAATGGCGTGACCAAGGTCCTGCTCCATTGCAGAAGTTGCGACGCCGAAGTGGTGGTGGAGAAACGATGAGCGACTCCCCGAAGACGGCCGAGGAGTTGGCCGCGCAGATCCAAGCCCTCGTCACCCTCACCGACGACGCGGCAGACGGCTACAGCCTGGCCGCTGACGCGATGTGGAAAGCCGCGCTACTCGCGTTCAACTACGCCGCGGATCAGGTGGGCGCGACCGGTTTCCAGGGCTCGTGGGCTGCGCTGAAGTTCTACGGCGAGGTGTTGGACATCAAGTGCCCGTTCGGTGTTGTCATGGCTGACCACGCCTTGTACCCGCAGTACGACGAGGTTGAGAAGGTCCGCAGTTGGATCGAGGGTGAGTGGCGGCCGTGGATCATTGAGGAGGCGCGGAAGAAACTCGCTGAGAGTGTTCCCGGTTCCCCTAAAGTGCTTGCCCGCTGGCGGGCGCTGGCAGGTGAGTCATGACCGGCGACAGGGCGCCTGACCTCTCCCCGGAGGAAGCCGAGATCGTCCGCCGCTTCGACATGTTCCCCGACGCCGGGCGTGAGGACCGTTTCACCACCACGGAGCGTGACGCCGCCCTCTGGGAGGCCCGCCGCGCGGTGGATGACTGGGTGGACGAGCGGCCCTCGTTGGCTGAGTGCGACCGCGACGAGGCAGAGATGGGCGGCCCGTCGTGACGACCTTCATCCTGCTCCGGATCGAGGACGACGACGAGGCCCGGGAACTCATCGAGGACACAGCCGAGTTCCCCGACTCGCCTTTGCTCACACCGACCCTGGAGCACACCGTGTACGCGACGATCGAATGGACGGTGACGACGCCATGAGGCCCACGGACGCGCAGACCGTCCTCATGCTCCTCCAGCATCTCGACGGTAGCCACATGGCAGACCCTGACGCGCTCCTGCCCCGCCTCCTGGCCCTCCACGCGTCCGCCGCCGCAGCGTTCCGTTCGGGCGCGCTCCCGCTCGACGAAGACGCCCTGCTCGACGTCCTCGGCGAAGTGGCTCAACGACATGCTGACGCGGCCGAGTGCTGGCAGGACGACGACCAGTGGCGGCCGACAGAAGACGTCCCGGTCGGAGGGCTCCTGTGAAGACCACCGCCGCCCGCCTCAACGGCACCCACCTCGGACGAACCATCACCATCACCGTCCGCCGAACCGACGGCATCCCTGACGACACAACCACCCTCCGACTGGACTGCATCCACCACGACTACCAGCCGCACACCCGCAACCCGGTCGTGTACCTCGCTGGGGCGTGCGACGCGATGGGCCCGGCCACGGTGATCGTCGCCGCCGACACGGCCTGCGTGGTGACGTCATGACCGCCACCACCGTCCGTGACGACGCGAACTTCCGCGCCTGGAACGCCCGACGCACCGCCCACCAGACCGCGGCCTGGGTCGAAGCCACCCACGCGCTCGCCAAACGAATGCTCAACCAGCTCCCACCCGACCCCGACGTTGAAGCTCACCGGAAGGCCGTCGGATGATTGTCGACCTCTTCTCGGGCGCGGACGGCTGGGGCGAAGGACTGTCCATGCTCGGCGTCACCAAGGCCGCGGTGGGCCTGGAGTGGGACGCCGATGCCTGCCGGACGGCGGAGGCCGCCGGGCACGCGGTCATCCGCGCAGATGTCGAGACCTACCCGACCGAGCCGTTCGCGGGCATCAAGGGCTTGATCGCCAGCCCGCCCTGCCAGGCCTGGAGCATGGCGGGCAAACGCAAGGGCGAGCAGGACCGGGCCAACTGCCACGAGCTCGCCGACAGGATGGCCGCCGGGGACGACACAACCTCATGGACTGACTGGGAGGACCCGCGCAGCCCGCTGGTGTGCCAGCCCGTCAGGTGGGTCCGTGACCTGAGACCGCAGTGGGTCGCACTCGAAGAGGTCCCCGCCGTGGCCTCGTTGTGGGAGCACTTCGCCCGCATCTTCCGCGCATGGGGGTACAGCGTATGGACCGGGGATCTCTGCGCCGCCGACTATGGCGTCCCGCAAACCAGGACCCGGCGCATCCTTATGGCGAGCCGGACCATGACTGTCCAGCCACCCGAACCGACCCACGCGCAGGACCCGCAAGGCGCTGACCTGTTCGGCGGCCAGCTGGAGGGCTGGGTGTCGATGGCAACCGCGCTCGGGTGGAACGACGACGACAGGCTGATCCACCCGCGCGGCGCAGGCATGGTCGAACGCCACGGACCACGCGAGGACCGGGTGGGCTCCGAGCCAGCGATGACCGTGACCAGCAAGGGCCGATCTTGGCTGCGCATGGGCAACCAGACCGGTGCGACTGTCCGGCACGTCTCAGAGCCCGCGCCAACCGTCCTCATGGGTCACCGGTCCAACAAAGTCGAATGGCTGACCGACGAACCAGCGAACCGTGACGAGATCGAGAGCATCCGCACCAACCAGCGAACCTCAGCGACCGGCGACTACTACAAACGGCCAGTCGACCAACCCTCACCGACCCTGACGGGATGCCTGCGCTCATGGGCGTGGGACCGCCCCGCCACCACGGTCGTCGGCTCCTACTGCCCCGACGTCATCAGCCCGCCCGGCTACCGCACACAGGTCAGCAGGCAGAACGCCGAAGGTGGCGTCCGAGTCACAGTCGCCGAAGGTGGCGTCCTGCAATCATTTCGGGCCGACTACCCCTGGCAAGGCTCACGGACCGCCCAATACCGCTGCGTCGGCAACGCGATCTGTCCGCGCCTAGCGATGCACATTCTGGCCGCCTTAGGTGTCGGTCAACTTCCCGAGGAGATCGCAGCATGAGGCCATACACCCATACCAAGCGCGCAGGGAAAACGGTCGACCGGCACCGGCTCATCTGGGCAGAAGCCAACGGCCCGATCCCCGACGGCTACGTCGTCCACCACATCAACCATGACAAGCGCGACAACCGGCTAGAGAACCTCCAGTTGATGACACATCAAGAGCACTCTGCTCACCACAACCAGACCCATCCGCTCATCAAGACGTGCGAGGTATGCGGGACTGAGTACGAGCCCCATCCGACGAAGCGCAAGCGGGCAAAGACGTGCTCCTACACCTGTGCTCGCGAACTGATGCGGGTCGCTGCCGTTGCTCGTGAGGCACGAAAGTGTGATGTCGCATGATCCCGCCACGCCTCGCCGCGCATATCCTCGCCGCGCTCGGTGTTGGGACGCTGGCTAACGAGGTGGCCGCTTGAGGTACCTGCGCAGGGCAGCGACCACGACCGCCGTGACCGTCGTCCCCTCCGCGCGGGCCTTGACGACAGCAGCCCGCCAAACCTCGTCGGGGATGCGCATATTCCGAAGCGGTGTATTCGCCACGTCAGGCCGCTGTGACGCCGGTACGTGCGCGGGCTGCGGTGAAGATGGGGTTGGGGTCGTGCGCGAGGTGGACCAGCCCGTGAACCTTGCCCTTGACCATCGTCAGCAGACCCTGCGGGACCATCGCGGCCAGTGGCGCGGTGAGTCCGATCTGCGCGGCGTTGGTCTTGCAGGTCTTGCAGTTGCATTCGATGCGGATCATGTCGGGCTCCCTCGTCGTGGTGTATCCACAGTGTGTACCCACACACACTCGCACGTCAAGCCGAACCAACACCGTGCCGCAACCAACCCGCAAGGAGAACCACCATGTCGAAGCTAGCGAGCAAGCTCCCAGACGACCACGGCCTCACCAGCCGGATCCTCGCCGACGACCCCGAAGCCACCCACCTGATCGTCGCGGTCGTAGACGTCAAGCAACTCCTCACAGATGTCGACACCGGGGAAGTCGAACCCACCGTGCGGGTGCTGTCCGCCGAGATCGTCAACACCGCAGACGGACCAGAAGCCCAGCTCATGCTCAAACGCGCCCTTGAGAAGCGCACCGGCCGAGCAGCCCTCGACGGCCTCGACTTCGACCACGCCACCGGGGAAGTGCTGGACGGCAAACGATGACCCCCACCACCTGACCGGGCCACCACCCAGCAACGGCGAAAGGTCGACGCCCATGGAACTTCGCGCACCATTCCCTTGGTTCGGCGGTAAGTCCCGCGCCGCCGCCTCCATCTGGGCGCGACTCGGCGACACCCCGAACTATGTCGAGCCCTTCGCAGGTTCCCTCGCGGTGCTCCTCGCACGCCCCGGTGGTGCCGGGAAGATCGAGACAGTCAACGACCTCGACGGGCTGCTCGCGAACTTCTGGCGTGCCGTGGCGGCAGACCCTGAGGCGGTCGCCCGTCACGCGGACTGGCCAGTCAACGAGGTCGACCTCCACGCCCGGCATCTTTGGCTGGTCAACCGCCGGGCGGATGTCACCGCGCATCTAATGGGCGACCCGGACTGGTATGACGCGAAGGTCGCCGGGTGGTGGGTGTGGGGTGTGTGTGCATGGATCGGGTCCGGGTGGTGCTCCGGTGAAGGCCCGTGGGGTGCGGTCGACGGCAGGCTTGTGAACCTGTCCAACGCGGGCCGGGGCATCAACCGGAAGGTCCCACACCTGTCCAACGCGGGCCGGGGCATCAACCGG